TGGTACATCTGTAAATTCTGAAGTAAAAGTTGGAATTAGAGATTTAAAACTTTCTACGGAAGTATCTGATCCAAATGGATATGGTACGTTTACTGTTGAAGTACGTAGAGTAAATACTACAAATATTTCTAATTCTCCATATTCATCGCAAGATACAGATTCTGCTCCGGATATCGTAGAAACATTTTTAAATGTAAACTTAGATCCATCTTCTCCTAGATATATTGCACAAGTAATTGGAGATCGTTATCAAACAGTTAATGATTCAAATGAAATTGTAATTTCTGGAGATTATCCAAATCAATCTAAATATATTAGAGTAGAAGTTGATGGTGGTGTTTCAAATAAAACCAATGATAAGACATTAGTACCATTTGGATTCCGGGCATTAACTGCATTAACACCATTAGTATCAGGATCATTAAGTTTAACGGCAGCAACATATAAAACATCGCAAGTTGTATCGAGTGCATATAATAGAAATAACTATTTAGGATTTGATTATACAGCAATAACCAATTTAAATTATCTAGCACCAATTCCATCATCCGGATCAAATACTGGTAGCAACTCAGATTTTTATTTAGGCGATGTTAATCAAGATGCTGAAGCAGCATTTCCTAGTTTAACCACAGCATATTCAGGTTCATTGCAAGGTGCATTAACAGGATCAACATTTACAACTAATGTGTCAGTTGATACGCGTAAGTTCATGGTACCATTTCAAGGTGGATTTGATGGGACTCGTCCAAACTTACCTAAGTATGCAGGACAATATATTTCTGCAACTAATACATTTGGATTTGATTGTTCGACTGCAACGGCAACTGGTACAAAATCATATAACAAAGCATTTTCATTAATATCTAATACAGATTATTATGATATGAATTTGTTAGTAACCCCAGGAGTTATTGATAGTTTACATCCATATGTAACATCATTGGCTCGAAGCTTGGCTCAAAATCGTCAAGATACATTCTATGTAATGGATTCAAATGCATTAACAGATTCAATTACAACGGTTGTAACTCAAGTAACTGCGTTAGACAATAATTATACGGCAGCATATTGGCCATGGGTGCGAGTAAATAATCCTAATAAAAATGTTCCATTATGGGTACCACCATCAACAATGCTTCCAGGAGTATTAGCATTTAATGATGCAAATCAAGCTCCATGGTATGCCCCAGCTGGTTTGAACCGCGGAGGTTTAACTGCCGTAACTGATACATATAAGCGCTTATCACAATCAGACCGCGACACGTTGTATCAAGCACGAGTTAATCCTATTGCGAACTTCTTAAACGATGGAATAGTTGTTTGGGGTCAAAAGACACTACAGGCTCGTCCAAGTGCATTAGACCGTGTCAATGTGCGTCGTTTGTTAATTGCAGTTAAAAAATTCATTGCATCATCTACTCGTTATTTGGTGTTTGAACAAAATACCGCAGCAACGCGTAACAGATTCTTAACCATTGTTAATCCATATATGGAACAAGTAAGAGCTCAGCAAGGATTATATGCATTCCGTGTAGTAATGGATCAATCAAATAATACACCAGATATTATTGATCAAAACATTCTTTACGGACAAATTTTCTTGCAACCAACTAGGACGGCTGAATTTATTGTATTAGATTTCAATATTCAACCTACCGGAGCAAGTTTCCCGGGATAACATGAATAAGTAAATTTTTTGAAAAGGTAGGACTTTGGTTCTACCTTTTTTACTGTTACTGATATTTATAATAAAAAATAGGATAATAAAATGGCATTACAAGACAGTCTTAATCCAAATTTGTCTGCGGCAACTGAAAACGAATTGTTTCAAACGGCATTTTCTTGGGAACCGAAACGTCAACATCAATTTATATTAGAAATGAATGGAATTCCATCATACTTAATTAAAGCATCTGGAAAACCTTCTATTACCAATACGGCAGTTGAATTAGATATGATTAACGTTAAACGTTACGTTGCTGGTAAACATTCATGGGATACCATTACAATGACATTATATGATGCAATTGTTCCATCAGGCGCACAAGCAGTAATGGAATGGGTTCGTTTACATCATGAATCTGCAACAGGACGAGATGGGTATTCATCATTTTATAAAAAAGAAATTCGTTTACATCAACTTTCTCCATTGGGTGAAGTTATTGAAGAATGGATCTTAAAAGGTGCATTTATTACAAGTGCAGGATTTGGAACATATGATTGGAGTCAAGATGCAGTACAAGAAATTGAATTAACTATTCAATTTGATTGGGCATTCTTAAATTTCTAATTCAAACAAAATATAAATGGGAGTTTCGGCTCCCATTTTCTATGTTTTATATATTTATATTAAAGGTTATAGAAGGAACATATGAGTAAACTTACAACAAGATTAGATGATCGAGAAAACATCATCAACATTGCAAAACAACGTTACGAAACACAACAACGAAGCAAATTACCAACAATTATTGTAGATTTAGCATCCGGCGGAGAAATATATCCAAAATCACATCCATTAAATGCAGGTAAAATTGAAATGCGGTATATGACTGCATACGATGAAGATATTTTAACTAATGCATCATATATTCGGGAAGGCGTGTTATTTGATAAATTGTTAGAAGCAATCATTGTAACAGAAATAGATATTCAAGATATTGCATCAGTAGATAGAGATGGATTGATTATTTATGCTCGTATTTTATCATATGGTGCAGAATATCCAGTTGCCGTTACTGATCCAAAAACTAACAAGCAACTTAACCAAACTATTGATTTATCAAAAATTCAACCAAAACCATTCAAGCTAATTGCAGATGCCAATGGCGAATTTTCATATGAAACTAAATCAGGACATGAAATTAAATTTACATATTTAGCTAAATTTGCAAATATCAAAACTGTAACTGAATTTTTAAAAGCTACCATGATGCAAGTTAATGGTTCAAGATCACACGCTGACATTGAACAATTTATTCGTTATGATTTTTTAGCAGCAGAATCTCGAGAATTTCGTGAATATGTTGCAAAAAATGCACCTGGTATGAATTTTGAATATGAGTTTCAGGGTGAAGCAGGAGGCACCTTTACTGCCGGGTTTTCCCTTGGGTCAGACCTTTTTTGGTTTTAAACCAGAAGACCGAATTGCACTGCATGAAAATATATTTAATTTGATTTGGCACGGCGAAGGTCGATGGGACTGGGACACGATATATAATATGCCATTGTTTCTTCGCAAATTTTATATCAAACAAATCAACATGATATTGGAAGCAAAAAATGCTGCAAATGAAAAACACCGAGAACAACGCGAAAAATCAAAACGGCGTAACATTACAAAATCTTCAAGGTAAATATTTATTAATGTATACATGTTAAATATCAATCAACATATCATTAAACGGCTTAAACAACAACCTAGGATCGGAATGGCAAAAAAGAAAAATACACCCATTGATGATGTCGGCGACAACTTTATGAAAATGTTTGGTGAAAGTGCAAATTTGATGCGGGGTACGCAACAAGCTGTTGCAGGAATGCAAACCCTAGCCAAGGAAATGTATGCATTGGCTGATGGTACTCGGTTTCTTGAAGATCGTAACAAAGATTTATCTGATTCATTTGGGTCGACTATCAATCAAGCAACGCAATTAGGTGGCATTTTAGATAAAAATGCAAAGTCATTTGGAGTTGGTGGAGAAAAATTAAGAGAATATACAACAAATTTAAAAGGATTAATTGGTAATTTTGCAACAGTTAATAAATTAATTGAAACCGATTACGGAAAATCATTATATAAAACGCAAAAAATTCTTGTTACTAACTTGAAATTAACTGGAGATCAAGCAAATAAATATATAGGATTTGTTGCAGGCACTAAAAAAGGATTAAATGAACAATTATTAATCCAAGCAGATATTGCAAAACAAATTGAAACGGCAACCGGTCAAACTGGAGTATTTAAAGATATAACAGAAGATATTTCTGCATTAACAGAAGATGTACAAATGCAATATAGTCGTATTCCGGGCAGTTTAGCATTGGGTGTAACAAAAGCAAAAGCGCTTGGGTTGACAATGACACAACTTAAGAGCGCTGCTGATAATCTTTTGGATATCGAATCTAGTATTGGTCAAGAATTAGAATATCAATTAATTTCAGGTCGCAGATTAACCGATACGAAAGGCAAAAGTTTAACAAATTCATATCGAGAAGCTGCTTTACAAGGTAACGCTTCAAAACAAGCAGACATAATGAATACGATTCTTGAACAAGAAGGCGATACATTGAAAAACAATTTATTTGCTCGCCAACAAATGTCTGAGTTGTTAGGTATAGATGAAGCTTCATTATCAAGAGCATTGCAAAAAAAATCAATATTAGAACAATTACCAGGTGGTGATTCTTTATTTGATTTAACTGGAGATGCATTGACATCTGCAGTTTCAGCAATGGACAATTTATCGCAAGAAGAAAAAGATGCTGCAATCAAACAATTAGAAGAATCACAAGATACGCGTACGACAGATGAAAAAGTTGCAGACACATTAAACCTGATGACAACCGAAGGAATTGTAGCTTTTATAAAAAATCCAGAAGAATTGCAACAAAAAATTGCTGAAGGTACTTTAGGATTAATGAAAGGCTATGCGGAAGGCACAATCGCCACAACTACAGCTGTCGATCAAACAACCCGCGAAGGCTTAGCAATCGCCGCCGGTGCGGCAGTAACCATCGGAACAAATGTAGCTAATATTTCAGCGGGCGTAGTAAAATTATTAGATCCGAAGACATATAAAGCATTCGTAACGCAACAGGAAGTTACAAACTTTGCCGAAGGCGGTGTAGTGCCATCCGGCTACCCCAATGATTCATATCCAGCCATGTTAACATCTGGCGAAACTGTTACGCCCGCAGGGGGATTTGATCAATTTGCTGCAGCTATTGTTGCTGCAATTAACAGCCAAACAAGAGCATTAACAGATAATAAATTTGGTGGTGGAATGAATGCACCATATTACGGATAAGGAATTATATGAACAGTGCATATTCACAATTTACCGCGCCATTTAATATATTGCCGGATGTTATATATACCAATCCAACTAACAAATATTCTGATCAATTTACACGACCATATAACATATTACCAGATACAATTTATCCAAATCCAACATCTAGACACTCTCAATTTATATCGCCATTTAACATATTGCCCGATAAGATTTATGATAATCCAACATTAAACGGTACGGGACAATTTTCGCCACAACAAACCGCAACGCCTGGATATTCAGGAAATCCAACCGGAGCAGGATTTAATCCAACTATACAAACAATAATATTACCAAATATATTGGGTAACGCTGTTATTACAAATCAAAAGCCGCCACAGTTTTCTTCATATAATGAACAACAAGCATCATGGGTAGCCTCTTCTGAATATGTACACACTAATATTAGTTTGAAAACAGTTGCATCTAATATTTTTGGATTTGCAAGTCTTGCTGCTGGATCATTAACAGGATATCCACAAATAGGACAAGTTGGTCAGTCAATAACACAGGGTGTTGAAAATACACTATCCGGAACATACAAAACATTGCCATTAAATCAATTAACTGATAAAAATTCACCAATATTATATCCAGATTTTAGATCTAGATTGAGTATTGCAAGAAATTCAGATGTAGGATTTGGACAACAAGCGTTAAGTTATATAGCAAGCCGGCGCTTAGATGGCGTTAGTGCTGCAACTAGACTATCACCGATGGCTGCAATATACGCAGCTGCATCTGCCACCCCATTTGGACCATATAGCGTATTTAATTTAGATGGCGGCGGTAAAACTGGATATGGTTGGGGAGAACATGATCATCCAGATGCAATACGTTCAGATTTCACTATGCGAAGTCATGTTGCAAAACGTTGGAAACTGGGTAGTCAAGTCCACGAATTCGCAGATGTAGATGAATTCGGGAACGAATTAAACCGGGTTGTTACCGACCGTTGGATTACAGGAAAATTTGCAGCAACTAATATCCCAACTGAAATGGCAACTCCATTCCGCGGAGATAAAGTTACTGTTATTGATTTTGGTAAACGAACATTAGCAGAAGCATATCTATGGAAATCTAATACATTTAATTTAAATAATAGATTAGGTGCAATTTTAAATAAAACCGGGATTACGCAAGATTTTATTAAATTTTATTTTACTGGACCTAAATTGCAAGCAGGCAATGAAGATAATATCGATGACATTATTGTATTTCGTGCAGTGATTACATCATTAAGTGATAGTTTTGTACCATCATGGAATCCGGCATACATGATAGGTCGGGCCGATCCTAATTATATTTACAATGGAGTTACTAGAGACGTATCTTTAAATTTTGATATTTATGCAACAGATCGAGACGAAATGCAATCAATTTATCGTAAATTGAATGGCTTAGCAGGATATACTGCACCGAGTTATGATTCAGACTCTATTGCAATGGAAGCGCCATGGATGCGATTAACAATAGGTGATTTGTTTGTACAAACACCGGTAATATTAAACAGTTTATCGTTTGATTATGCTGTAACTGATGCACCATGGGAAATTAACATTGAACGAGATCCTAATATGATGCAAGTTCCATTTAAAATTGGTGTATCGTGTACGTTCAATGTAATTTCCGATTTCTTGCCACAGAAAGGCGGTCGTTTCTATACATTGGCAAAACGTTTTGCATTAGATGGCACTCCGCTTACTGGTAATGACAATTGGTTAAGTGATACAAAACAAAACATTAATCTAGAAGAAGTTAAAAGAAAATTCGGAAAAGCTAAAGGTGGAAAAGTTGTAGGTAATTCTACAACAGAAACAACTAAAAATAAATAAAGATTTATAATCATGGGAAGATATTCAACAGCACGGGTTCAACGAGACCCAGAAGAAACAAGGAAATTATCTACAGTTATAATTCCTACAGTACCATTATCAAATGGCGATGTATACATACAAACAACTTCTGTTGAACGATTAGATAAATTAGCTAACATTTTTTATGAAGATTCATCATTATGGTGGATTATTGCAGCGGCCAATGGTTTAGGCAAAGGATCATACACGGTACCACAAAATACAAGATTAAGAATACCACCAGTTTCTGGAGTTCAAAAAGTTATTAATGATATAAATAATGAACGATGAGTAATATATTTTATAGCGAAGTTGACAAAAATTTACAATTGGAATTAAATGCTCGAGGTCGATCTGGTTTTTTTGATAGATCAACCACTGCATTAAATTTCATGTTAAATAAAATTGCAAACGTACAATTAACAGCCTTCGAAGGAAATGATAGCAAAAGTCCATTAGCTAAGAATTATGCTATTTTAGGCGGTGCTCAACTGCAAACCGGTAGATATGTGCCTAACGGTCCTACGGGATTTTTGACAGATCAAGCATATACGCAAGATTCTATAAATTTTTATACGGAACAAGATGTACAGTCAAATACAACTGATAAAAATGTAATTGTTGGAAATGCGTATAAAGAATCAAAACCCATGTTGGATAAAACTAAACGGGTAGGCCCATATATAACAAACGTTACTGTAGATATTGGCGACCATTCAATGGGTTTATTAAATAAAGCAATGATTGATTTTGTAATTCCAAATCCTACTAGAGATTTAGATGGAATAGAAGAAACATGGTTTCGACCGGGTCGATACGTAAAAATAGAAATCGTTCATTCTAAAACGGCAATTGTATCTGCAAACCAAACTGATGGTTTATTAACTGAAAAAACATTGCCAAATCGAGATCGTATCAAAGAATTATATCCAAATTGGGATGTTGATGAATTTTTAAAAGATATAGCTCAAATGCATGAATTTACATTTGAAGGATTGATTACATCATTTAATTTTTCATATACTACGGATGCAACAATTGAAGCATCAATATCACTTACAGGTACTAGCAATGTATATACCGATGTATCCATGTATTTATCAACGCCCAATAAAAAAGAAGATAATCCAAAGAAAGATCCTAAAATCGTAATGGATCCGGTTATTGGGCCTACATATGAAACCGTAACTGTAACAGATGCAAATGGTGTAGCTACAACAACACAATCATTTGCTGCCCGTTCTGAATTTTACGATCAATTGTATAATCGATATGAAACATTGATCAATGATTTTTGTGCATCACTTGCAAATTCTCCATTAGTTGAAGATGGACAATACATTAAAGATGGTGCACAAATATTAATACCATTTACTATACCCAATTCTTCTACAAAAAATCCAACAGATCATTTTATACTTGGCGGGCAACAATATCTACCAAAACTTACAGAAACAGATATTCCACAAGTTACCGAAACATTTAAATTGGATCCAAAATCTTTATTATCTGAAGAATCACAAAAAGCTCAATTTTCTGCAAGTTTACAAACTAAACAAGCTGCCCGACAAAAAATTATCAATGATTTTAACAATGCATCTGCATATAATAGATACATAACATTGGGTGGGTTAGTACACTTTGTTAATTCGTACGTAGTAACAAAACTAACGGGGTCAGTAAAAGGAGCAGAAATTATATGTAGTGATGCATTATGTTTTAGCAATTATTATCCTAGTTTAGTATCGACCACGCCAGATGAAGTATTATTTCTACCAAAAGATCCTA